TTGAAGTGCACCCGCATATTTAAAGAAACCATTTTCTGAAAACCAATACGCTGCACCATCAACTTCAACAGCTGCGTTCTGTCCTATCAATCCACAGTTTGTGCCCACTTGTGTAAAACCAAAAGTAAAAGGTGGACCAATGAAACGCATTGTAAATAATGCAGTATCTGTCCAAACATAAATTGCATCTCTACCTCTGACAGCTCCTACAATTCTAGATCCATCTGCAAGTCTTTGTGTACCTGCTGTGTTGGTTGCCGTAGGTGTGTACGTATTTATATCTTCTTGATTAGAGAATCTTATAAACATTTGATCTTGTGTAGATTGATCACCTATTGTTGTTTCTGTTCCAAAAAATACTAAGTGTCTATCTGGTGTAGATACAATCATGTCTCTCGACGCTGTTGGTGCATTAGTTATAATCGTTGCTCTTGTCGATGTGGCACCAGAGGCATTTGAGTCCCATTCAAATACTTGTCCGTTATGTATAAGTGCAATAACTTTATCTCCAAAGTTATCAATAGACCACATACCTGGATCAACAACTAAGTCACCAGATGCAGCCTCGCCCCACGCTACATAGTCTGTAGAGTTAGTTACAGTATCTGCATTCGAATGTGATGCAGCTGTTGTGTTTCTAACTCCTCTTGTCACACCTGTTAAAGTATTACCAGATAAACCTGTGTAAGAAATTTCTTCAGTTCCTATTTGAATAAAGCTTGTTCCTGATGATGGGAACAACGTAGCATCAGTTAACACAATTGTCGTCGTGGAAGAGTTAATACCTCCATTCAAACTTGTTTGTGCTTCTCCCGATACCGTACCACCCCATTGTCCTAAACTCCAACCAAAACCAGGAAGTTGCCCTGCAGGTCCAACACTGTAATAAGCTTGCACTCTAATACCACCAGAGGTCGTTGCGCCAGAACCACCTTCTGTTGATGACATAGTAATAGTAATAGTTGTTGAGGATGGCACAGAAGTTACCATAAATTTATTATCGTCAAAATCAGAAGCACCATAGTTTGAGTTTGTAATAGTGCTAAAATTATCTAGTAATATGATATCGTTTGCTTGAAGATTATGATCGCTTGAAAAAGTTATTGTAACTACAGCTGAACCATTAGTTGTTGAAAAAGCACTTGTTAAAGTTGTAGTCGCTCGAATCGGGTGTATGTCATAAAATACACCACCTGTGTATGCGTATAAAATTCTGTTAGTTCCTATAATAGAAAATTTGTTACCTGATTTATTAACAATATGATGCATTGCTCTAGCTGCACCAGTAAGTTTATTCTCGCCTAGTTGAGACCAACCACCTATTTTTTCTGGTGTAGAATATCTAAATCTAACATTATCACCATCAACCCACTGACCTTTAGCTTGAGTCGCAGTTAATTGTTTATTGAATCCAGGTAAAAATTGTACTTTTTGTAACGCCATAGACCTCCAGATTATAATAGATCGCGTCGATATTCAACGTTATTTGACTATTCCTAGCATAGGTCTTTTATCATACAAATTGCTTTTTGCAAACCTTCCGTCTGCATGATTATAGTGTAGAAATACTTGACCACATAATTTACCCTCAAAAGGCTCTCTCCAATGCTCCAAATCACATCCAGAATAAATAAGCATATCTCCTGGTTTTAGGTCTACTTTTACACCTTTGGGTGCTCCGGGCTTATGTATGTTCTTATACTCGTCTATGACGTTGTTAGACCCCGTAGGATCGATAAATATAGGCCATTGATCTCCACCTAGATTAAGGGTGGTAGATATTTCACAACTTGGTCTATCTTTGTGTCTTTTAAGAATATTACCGTTTCTATATAGCCTTGTGTAAGAATACGTAGGCACTAATTTAAGACCTGTTTTCTTTTGCATTACAGCTATAGTTTTAACTAGCAGTGTTTCCATAAGTCTATCACCATATTTAGCGTAAGAGTTTGGAACTTGTGCATCATTAAAATTACCAATAAGTTTATTGCCAGGATGTGTTACACCATTTTGTAACATCCAGTGATCTGCTTCGGCCGATATCTGTAGATAATTATAGGCTATGTCTGCTATCTCTTTAGATATAGCACCACGTATAACTTGATATTTATTTTTATTAAAACTCATATTTGTATAAAATTATAAGATACAGATATTCTCCAATTCTTTTCACCTTTGTCTGTATTTAGATTTATATCAACACCGTGTGGAAGCCAAGATGGAAAAAAGATCATACGTCCCTCTACAGGTTCATAAGCACATACTCTCCATAATTGTTCGGGTAGATTATCTAGTCTTCTAGGCATATGTGTATTAGGTCCTGGTCTAGGATCTTCTAAAAATAACTTGCCTGAGTTCTTCGGCACTTTAATATAATATACACCCGACCATAATGAGTTTGGGTGTGTATGAGTTTTATTATAACTGTATGTAGGATTAACGTTAGCCCACATATTACCCAGTCCTAATTTACCTTCAACACCAAAATCTTGATTACACTCATAAGCCATTTTAAATAATTCATCTATCAGTGGTCTATATTCTTTTCGCTTATCCATATCTGTTTTACTGTGCCAACCAAAACCAGAATTAGTTTTTGCTTCTCCTTTAGGATCTGCTTTACGCCATTTCTTTATTTCCTTAAATAAATATTTATTAAGTTCTTTAGAATTAGATATGTCTTTAAAATAAACAGCAGTTGGAAATAATATTTTTCTTTGTAGTTGACTCATTTAAACGGCGGTCCTCCAAACCACATGACTAATGATTTCCTGACCCCCTTCTTAACTGGGGCTACTTTGTGTCTTAAGAATGATGCAAAGAATATAGCTTGTCCTTGTTTCAAGGTCAGCGGTTTGTTATCACCCATCTCTGAAAATAAAAGATCCCCGCCTGTAAACTCTGATGGATCTGACAATAATAATGTCATAGATATTTTCCTAATTGGATTTTGGCCCTCTTGACCAAAAGCATTTAAATCCATATGCCAATCATAAAAACCTTTCTTAGGGTACACGGTAAACTGTGCAGGTTCTGTAAGTCTTACACCATCAAAATAAAAATGATTTAAGTTTACAATAGATAATTGATTCTCAATAATTTTATACATCTCAGGTAATTTAGAAAAAGGTATCCAAGATATTGTTGTAATTCTTTTTTTAGTATCATATTTACCCGCTTCTCCACCACCAACTTTTGCTTGTTCGGGTGCACATTGATGGCCAGCATCAATAATCATTTTGCATTGTTCAGGTGTAAATATTGGTTCTTTTGTTTGAGCAACATAAGATTGCCATCTAGGCATTTTTGGTATCATTCGTGTAGCCCCGCTCCAGTTCTTGAAGACACAGGATTGTAATCAACGTCTACGTTACAAACTAATGTTCTCCTAACTTCTTTTGTTCCGTTAAACGGATATACGCAATGTCTCATATCATAAGGAAACACATAAAAATCTCCTATCTTCATATTGGGTGAATAATCTGTTTTAGAAAACTGTCCATTGGCTGCACCTATAATTTGTAGTCTGCCGTTCATAGGTTTATCAGGAGCAGAATATTCTATACCTGTTTCCTTCGGTAGTTTCATAATCATTACAGAAGATAAACCTGTATAAAGTTTACCTTGATGTATATGCACTGGATTATATTCATGTGCTTTCATTTCATTAACCCATATAGAATTTATGTTTTTTCTTGTTTGACCTATTTTGTTCCAGTCTGTGTAATGATCAAAGACACTATGAAACCATTTAAGTATGTCTTGTGGTAAAAAATTATGTTGAGTCATCTTATCGTTGTTAGGACCTGAATAAAACAAAGATACTTCGTCTTGAATTTTACCTACAAGTTGCTTGTTGGCTTTAGGTAATTGTTTCTTTTGTCTTTCGTAGATTTCATTAAGACCTACGAATACTTCCAGGGGGACCTGGTATTTTAAAACCGTCTGACCTAAATAACAAAAATCGAACTTCATTTTAATTTCTTAGTTTTCTTACTATCTAGAGATAGTGTTTTTTCTTTCAATCCTTTTTCTAAAGCTTCTAGTTGCCCAAGTATGTTAAATACTTCTGGTTGTGTTGTACCAGGAGTTATTGTTTCTTTTTGTCTTTGGAATCTTAATAAATAAGATTGAGCTTGGTGCGTGTTTACATCTCTGTCATCAAAAGAACCATCGTGAAATTCTTTTTTAAGTTTAGACCAAAGAGAAACTTCTCTCATTCTATGTTTAGCCACAAGTTCCATTTGTGCTTTACCATATAATTTTTCTTCTAACTCAACTTTTTTAAGTTCTTTCTCTAATGGGTCTTTTTCTTTTCTAATATCGCGCTCTAATTTTTTTATCTCAACTTCATTCTTTCTAGCATCAAATGATAAGTGAACTAAATTTTCAAAGTGTGTATTCTGTTCTCTTACAGACTGCCAATACTTTGCAGCTTTGGTAGGATATTTATTATCGGATAATACAGAGAATCTCATTTCTGTTTCTGTACGAAACATTTGTTTCTTCATCCATGTATCTTGTAGTTCTGGTATTAATTTTTTAAAATTTTTAACATCATCTCTATCTAAGATGTTTGTTAAATACTTTGACTCTGTTTCTAGCTTAGTAGCTATATTACGTTTTTCTTTTGACATTCTATCTCCTTTATTCATTCTAATGTCTTTATATACCTTTCTATATAAAGGTCAAGTCTACGATACTGTTATAGTCTGTAACGTGAGAGATCCTTCAAACTCTTCAGATACTGCATTAAAAGTAGTAGGGTTAGTACCACCACCAGAGTTCAACGCACTAGCAGCTGAACCAGAACCTGCGTTACCCGCATAGTTAGCACTTAAATTACCTATCTCAGTCCAAGAAGAACCGTCCCATAATTCTGTAAAAGCAGAAAAACCAGTTGGTCCTCCAGACCCACCAAATTTAAGAGCGTTTTGATTACTTTGTCCAGCAGCTCCACCATAACCCTGTGCATTATTTGTGTTTGCTATTTCTGTCCAACTTGTTCCGTTCCAAGATTCTACATCAGTAGTATAAGCTCCTGGATCATAACCATTTATACACAAAGAAGATGTTGGCGTTCCAACACCACTTTGAGAATATTTAACTGTATTTAAATTATTAACTTCTGACCAAGAAGTACCATCATATAATTCAGAATCAGCTATTCCATTAGGATTAGAAGGATTTGTTCCGCCAAAAACAAAAGCAGCTGCACCTGTTCCAGATCCACCTCTATCACCAGCTGAAATATTTAACTCTGCACTATTAGACCAAGATGATCCGTTCCATGATTCAGAATCCTGAACTCCTGCTTGGCTAGGTCCTGTATTACCTGCTGCAGCCATAGCACTAAGTGGAGTTCCATTAGTCATATTAGTCGGCGAAGTTGTACCTTCAGTCAGGTCTCCAACCTCAGTCCATGACGTACCATTGTATTGTTCTGTATTAGCTACTCTTGGAGGATTTGATCCGCCAGCTATCATACTTGTTGGTATACCTGTTCCTATTCCAAACATGTCTCTTCTAGCTGTATTTAAACTACCGCCAGACGACCACGTTGTAGCTGGACTAGTTGCTTTAACAACACCTTTAAAAGCTGTTCCACCACCTAAAAACGCATCTCCTTCTACCAAGATAGTAGAAGTAGGTCCTGCTGTTGTCCATTCTTCTGTCGTTGCTACATTACCACCAGGTGTATTACCTCCAGCAACTATAGCTGCTTGACTACTTTGTGGACTAGCCCCATCAGGAGCATATCCAAATTCAGATCTAGCAGTGGCCATATCTGATACTTCTGTATAACTAGTTCCATCCCAAGCCTCTGTTTGTGCATTTCTTCCAGGAGGTGAACCTCCACCATAAATTAAACCGTCTGTAAAAGCTCCTGATCCACCTTGTTGACCTCTTGCCGTATTTAAATCATTTACTTCAGTCCAGTTTGTGCCATCCCAAGATTCGTTACTTGCCACAACATTTCCTGGAGGTGCAGGGGGAGAATATCCACCAGCACAAATAGCTGCAGTTACAATTCCAAAACCTGCTGGGGATTGCCTACCTGTATTTAAATTATTTACTTCTGTCCAACTTGATCCATCCCACTTTTCTGTGTACACATAATAAGTAGTTCCTGGTTCTCCACCAAAAATTAATGCTGATGTGTTACTTGCTCCTGCTATACCAAAAGATTGTGTTGATGCAGGTCTTGTTATATCTCCTGTTTCTGTCCACGCTGATCCGTTCCAAGATTCTGTTTCTTTAGCTTCTCTACTTGGAGATGTTCCTATACCAGCAACAATTAAACCTGCTGTAGTGCTTCCTACACCTTTACCACTTCTTCTTCCAGTATTTAAATCTGTAATTTCTGTCCAAGATGTTCCGTTATATTGTTCAACTATAGCATAAGTAGTGCCTCCTGCAGGGTTGTCTCCACCTGCTACTATGTTAGCTGTTAAAATTCCAAAGCCCATTGATGCTTTTCTAGCAGTATTTAAATCACCGCCAGATGACCAAGATCCTCCACCTATTCCACCTTCAACTGGATCGGTGTCTAGTGTTTGTATTGTTACGCCTTTTATTTGTTTATACGTTGCCATAATTAAGTTGTTGTTATTGTTTTGTTACCTAATGAAGCTGTCCATTCTTCTGTAGTTGTTGCATCTCCAGGACCAGGTGTTCCTCCACTGGCTAAACTAGACACTGAAGATGAAGACGGTGTCCCTTTTCTAGATGCACTAGAAAAAGACATGTTATTTACTTCTGTCCAAGCTGATCCATTCCAGCTTTCTGTGTTTACCGTTACACTAGGAGTATTTCCTCCAAAACCTAATGCTAAATCTGCGCTAAGACCTGCTGCACCAAGATATTGTCTACCTTGATTTAAATCTGAAACCTCAGTCCAGGACGTTCCATCCCATTTTTCTGTCAGTGCAAGATGAGGTGATCCCTCTTTACCACCAAAAAATATTCCAGAACTTGTTGTTCCAGCACTTCCAGTATTTCCTCTTTTTGTATTTACATTTGTTGTTTCAGTCCAAGCTGAACCGTTCCAACTTTCAACGTTCGCTGTGCATCCTGAAGATCCAGGACTTGTTCTACCTGAAACCATAAAAGCCGCTGTCTGTGTTCCAAGTCCAGATGACTCTGTTCTTGCTGTGTTAACATCTGCTACTTCAGTGTATGAAGTTCCGTCCCAAGTTTCGGTTTTAGCTTTACTAGATCCTGTATTACCTGCAAATTTTATTCCCGCTGTTCCAGTTCCAGCTGATCCTGATTCTGAAGTCGGATTGCTAGGATTATTAACTTCTGTCCAAGAAGTGCCATCATATTTTTCTGAGTTTGCTGTTGGTGATGGACCTCCAACGACATTGTCTGTTTGTGACCCAAAAGCAAAGTGATTAGATCTTCCAGTGCTCATAGCTCCACCACTAGCCCAAGTAGCACCAGGCACATCTGTTATTGTTTCTTTAAAAACGTTTGTTGTTGAATTAAAAAATAATTGTCCTTCAGTTATTTTTGAAAATACTGCGGGTGCTACAAATTCTTCTGTTGCTGCAGTTCTTGAAGGTGTTCCACCACCGATTGAAAGTGATGAACCAGCATCGTGACCTGCTGAAGATTCTATAATTTTTGCTGTAGATAAATCTCCAACTTCTGTCCAAGCACTTCCGTCAAAATGTTCTGTTGATGCTACTAATGCAGGTGGTGGACTATTACCACCAAAAAATAATCCTGATGTATTATCTGCTCCTGAAGTTCCTGCTATTCTTCTACCAAGATTTAAATCTACTATCTCTGTCCATGATGAACCGTCCCAGCTTTCAACACTTGCTATTGTTGCACCTGGATTATTTACACCTCCTGCACTAACGGCACTTGTTGATGTTCCCCAATTATTTGATTGTTCTCTTGCAGTATTTATTTCAGCTATTTCTGTCCAAGATGATCCATTCCAAGACTCAACGTTATCAGTTGCTGCTGTTGTTTTTCCTCCTACCATTAAACATGCCTCAGCATTTACACCAACTCCTGTTGCTTGTCTTCTTGCTGTATTTAAATCATTAACTTCCGTCCACGCTGATCCGTTCCATTCTTCTGCATTTGCATAGTTAGGAGGCCAACCCCCATATGCTAAAGCTGCAGTTTGTGTACCTGCTCCTGCTAATAATCTTCTACCCGTATTCATTTCAGCTACTTCAGACCAGCTTGTTCCATTATATGAATCTGTTTCAGCACTTACTGGGTGTAATGGACTAGGTGGATTTCCTTGTCCACCAAAATTTAAAGCGGCATTGTACGTAGCACCTGCCCCAGCACTTTCAGATAGTGCTGCAGGTAAATCTCCACCTGACGCCCAAGTTGTACCTGGTATCGCAGACGTAGTGGTATCGCTTGACAGTGTTTGAACTGTAAATCCTTTTATATCAGAATACTTAGCCATAGGTTAAAGACTATGGTAAATTATATACTACTGGTCTAGGGTACTGAGCTTTGTGTTCATCAGACTCTGCATCGTACGCAGCTTGTGCTGCTTCGATTTGAGCAGTAACAATAGCTTGTGCTTCTTCTTTTGTTTTAAGAGCACCATCTACTTTACTAATCCACTCATCGCCATGATGATTGTCGCCTACAACCCATACCTCACCAGGATGACTTCTAAGGTAAAAATGTTTTCTCTCTTCGTGAGTGAAAAAGTTTTTTCCCCAGTTAGTCGCTGTACAGTATTTATATGCCATAGTTGCTTCCTCCTTTTGCTTGTTTATAAATCATAATTAACTACTTGTCACCAGTTTATTCAAAAAGTCGCTGGCTGACCATTCTTCAGTAACCCCAGTTGTAGTGGGACTTAAAGCTGGAGATGATCCACCTGCATAAACTGAGTTATTTATACCTCCAAAAGAACCTCCAGCAGATCTAGCGGTTGATAAATCATTAAGCTCTGTCCAAGAAGTTCCATCCCAAAATTCTGTTTTAGCACGAGAATCACTTGGATCACCCCCACTAAATATTAAAGCTCTAGTAGCTCCATCTCCTTGAGTAGCCCAACCACCTTCTGATCTTGCTGCATTCATACTACTGATTGCTGTCCAAGATGAACCATTATATGTATAAGCAGCTGAAGAACCTGCTGATCCATCAGCTCCACCTGCTGCTAGTGTAGAAGTTTGTGGTCCTTGTGCGGTTATGTTATAATATGCGGCAGGTAAACTTCCACCTGCAGTCCAATTCGTTCCATCGTATTCTAAAGTTGTGGCAAGTTTTGGACTTCCATCTCTTCCACCTGTAACTAATCCTGCTGTTTGAACTCCAGAACCACTAGCTCTTTCTACTACATAAGGCATATTAGTAGCTTCGGTCCAAGCTGAACCATTCCAATGAAGAGCTTCATTTGTAGTACCAGGAGATCCCTCTCCACCAGCAAGAACCCCTGCTGTATAAACCCCTATCATTCCAGAATCAGATAACGCTGATGGTATGTCTGCTACTTCTGTCCAAGATGTTCCGTTATAATTTTCTACATTTGCTTTTACAGGTGCTTGTCCACCTGCTACTAAACCTTCGCTGTGTGGAGAAAATCCTCCAAACATTCTGTATCTAGCAGTATTCATAGTACCACCAGATGCCCAAGTGCCTGCAGATATTCCGCTTACACTGCCTTTAAATTTTCCTTCTGAAGAATTATAATAAAAATCTCCAATAATTGCGTCTGAATAATCTGCTGCTGGTGTTGATGGAGGTAAACCACCAAAAGCCCATTCTTCTGTTGTAGCAACTTCTGTCGTTGTATAACCAGCAACATATAAAGCAGTGTTGCCGCCACTTGGTCCTCCAGCTTGTGACCCTTCAGATCTACCTGTGCCTAAACTATTTACTGTAGTCCACGTTGATCCATTCCAAGCAAGTGTACCTGCAAATTGACTATTTCCACCAAATATAATTCCATCAGTTGTAGTTCCAGCTCCACCACCAGATCCTTTTGCAGCGGGTATGTCTGTTGTTTCTGTCCAAGACGTGCCATTATAACTTTCAACATTTGCAACATATGTACTGTCATCATAGCCACCAGCTCCAAGAGCTGCTGTAGCCGTGCCTAATCTAAAAAAATTAAATCTAGCTGTATTTAAATTATTGCCTTCAGTCCAAGAACTTCCGTTCCAAGTTTCTGTTTCATTTTTATTTCCAGGATCTGTTGTTCCACCATAAGCTAAAGCTGATGTTGAAGAAATTCCTGCACCACCAAGTTTTGATCTTGTTGTATTTAAATCTGCTACTTCCGTCCAACCTGATCCGTTCCAAGTTTCAGCGTTAGCAACTTGAGGAGATTGTCCTCCAAAAACTATACCACTTGATTGAGGAGAGTTTGTAGAAAAACCTAAAGCAAATCTCGCAGTATTAAGTTCAGCTACTTCTGACCAAGAGGCACCATCGTAAGTATATGAGTTTCCAGATTTAGGAGTTGGTGTATTACCACCAGCAACTATCGCTGCAGTCTGTGTTCCAAAGCCAGCAAACTGTCTTTGGTTTTGAGGTAAAGATGTACCACTACCCCACACTCCCGCATAAGGATTATTAGCTAACGCTTGCGCGTAAGGTGTTGGATCTTCTGTACGGGTTTGAACTTGGAAACCCTTTATACCTTTATAGTCAGACATCGCTATTATTTATCCTTTAATAGCCAACCTTGAGTTGAATCTACATAAACCAATGTAAAACCTGCTCTCTCGGTTGACACTGTTAAATCTGCTGCAGAACCTTGTATGTTGTGTGAGTTTCTCCCAATAGTTAAATTGTTTGTATCAAACGTACCTGCATAATCTATAAAACTTATTTCATCACCGATTGTTCCTGATGATGGTAAAGTTGCTGTAAAAGCTGCTGATGTTGTATTACAGAAATATCCTTCACCTGCTACTGCTGTAAAACCAGAAGTTTTTACTGCTTGCCATGATGTTCCGCCGGATACTTCACCAAATGATAATTGACCAACACCTGTTGTGCCTGATCCAGTTACTGATGCAACTTTTAAAAATCTGTCTGCTGTTACGTTACCTGTTGGAAAAATAAGTGTGTAAGATTGTGAACTTGAGTGCGCGGGAGATCTCAATTTAATTCCGTGGGAATTATTTTCGCAGTTAAGTTGTAACTCACCTGGATTAGTTGCTCCTAGAACCTCTATATTACCTGTTCCTTTAGGACCTACTTGTAAACTTATATTAGAATCACCTCCCGTTGCTTGAATTGATGGAGCATTTCCTGTTGCAGCGTTTGTTATATCTAATTGGTTTACCGCTGAAGATGTTGTTTGAAAAATTACCTGTTCGTTTCCGTTTTCATCTGTAATGCCATGAGCATCATCAAATGAAATATTAAAACTGTTAGTATCTAAATCTCCACCTAATTGTGGTGATGTATCATCTACAACATCTCCACCTGTTTGAATTTCAATCATGTTTGGATTTGTTGTGTCTGGACTTCCTGATGCAAAAATTATTTTAGTTGTTTTTGTTGTAGCGGAATAAGTAAAGCTATCACCAGTTCCTGTGGCATATTTAAATTGTACTGTGTATGCACCTGATGTTGAATTTTTTAAAATGTAAAAGTTTTGAACGTCGTTTGGAATTGTAACAATTTGATTACCTGTAATTGTACCTGTAAACTCAATCATTCTGTGTGCAAGTTCTGCACCAGTTGATCCATCACTAACTGCAAGAGCAGTTGTTGTTGCACCGCCAGCTATAGATTTTTGAATAAATCCACCAGCTATCTGTTCAATGATATCTAAGTTGGTATTAGTCTTTGTTCCCCATGTACCGGCATTTTCGCCAGTAGCCATTTTTTCTATACCCAGTGGTGTATATGTTGATGCCATATTAAGCTGCTTCTCCTGTTACATCGTTATAGCTCGTATTTGAGCCAGTTGCAACATCCGAATAAGAAGTATTCGAACCCGTTGAAACATCACTATACGACGTGTTTGAACCCGTGTCAATATTAGCTAAAGCAATAATAAATGGTGTTCCTACACTCGCTGTAGCTGCCTGACCTGTTAGACCCATAACTTGATCTTTTGGATCTATGCTTCCTACAGAAGATGTAGCAGAAACACCAGTTAATCCCATGACATCTGCAGCTGATAAAGCCCCCACTGCAGCTGTAGCTGCTTGACCTGTTAATGTAATCGCTACAGAGCCTGTTCCTAATATTGTACCTAAACTAAAATCTGCTTGTACACCTGTTAAAGTTACATCTTCATTTGGTACAACAACTGATCCTTGTGAAGTTGTTATTGAAAAACCAGAAGGGAAAACAGCTGTTCCAACAAAAGATATAGGTGTTCCTAATGTGGAAGTTATTGATTGTCCTGTTACGGATACATCTTCATTTGGTATAATTAATGATCCTTGAGAAACAGTAGTTTCTTGTCCTGTCAAACCTACAAACTGATCTGCAGGATCTATCACACCAATCGCTGAAGTAATAGACTCACCAGTTATTGTTGGTGTTACAGAAATATCTGGTGTCGCTGTTCCTAGTGATGATGTAATTGAAACACCAGTAACTGAAACTGTTTTAGGTATTACGGGTGAAATAGAGCCAACTGATGCTGTAAAAGAATTTCCTGATAACGTAATATCAGCAGTTCCTGTTAATGTTAAAGAACCAACATTAAAAGTTGCGGATACTCCTGTTAATGTGACTGTTTCGTCAGCAAGTTGTCCCCAACCACTATCACCCCAAGATTTTGCACCCCAACCAGTTGCAAGTAAAGCATCTTCATTCCAATATGCTTGTCCCCAGGTGAATCTACCCCATCCTGATTGAACCGACATCTTGGTCCTCCTATGCTAATCTGATGATAGCGTTTGACGCGTCTGCTGCTGGAAATTGAATTGTAAAAGTTCCGTTAGTCGCTGTTTTGTCAGAACCAAAAGCAATTATAGCGCAAGCAGGATCACCTGTTGCTGTATCATTGTAGATCATTGCACCATTGGCTGTGAAAGTAGCTGATGAAAAACTTACATCTGCAAAATCACAAAGTGCAGTCGTGCTTGAAGCAACTGGAGTTACGCTTGTTAACGTAGCACCACCAGAAGTGTAAGCAGTTCCAGATGTGTTTGTAATTTCTTCTGACGTTGTGAAAGCAGTAGTTGCTGCACCGAGAGTCGCGTCGCTATCATACAAAGCAATTTTAAAAGTGTTACCAGTTGTTGCTGTAAAATTGTGCACACCTTTTAAAAGTTCTACTTTAAAACTTGTACAAATTGCTGATGTTATTGCCATATCTTATCTCCTAAGGGTTCGTTGATGGTATTGTTAATCTAACAGTTCCGTCGGTATAGTCGTCTCGTCTTCTTCTGCCGATTTGTTCAACACCAAACTTATCTACTTCGTTTTTATACTTTTGCTCGTATAATGTCAACATATCTGCTGGGCCTTTTAGAAAGGCATATGTCTCTGCTAAACAGCAATATAATAGGCCATTTGGGAAGTTTAAACTAATATAATTAGTCGTATTATCAGACGCCAACGTAGTTGGCATTTTATTATAATGAACTCTAAATTTGTATGTGTTATCTGGCGTAGGAGCTAAAAATATACGTCCAGAATTAGTATCACCATCTCCTGTAGCGTTGCCAAACATAGCGTAATATTTAGGTTGTCCTCTTTTTGCTGACTCTGTTGATGGTACGTATTCTTGTAAATATGTAACGTCTTTCTTTTCTAAAAATCTGTTAGCTCCAGTTGTAGCTGATGTAGAATCGTAAACTTGTATACCTCTAATAAATAAAGCTCCTCCTGGAGCATTTATTGTTTCTTGTCCTGTAACTAAATTTCCTGTCTGTTGTTTTCTATCAGCATCAATAGGCACATCACGCATAATTCTATACTGTGCGTTTAAAATAATATTTTCTAAAATATCTGTCGTTAACACATTAGAATCTGTCTCTGTGTAATTTCTAATTTGTGTAACTAATCCTGAATAACTTAATCCTGCCATTATGGTGTCAATGTTACCGGCCCTGCCGTTACAAACATTCCTCCTGCTTTTTCCGTTACAGTAGGAGTTGATCCTAATGTAAACGTATAATTATCTGTTCCTGTTACTGTTATACTAAATCCTGAAGAATTTTCAAACACTGTAAATGCTACACCTCCAGGTGATCCATCTACGTTTCTAAATACGACAGTATCAGAACTAGACCTTCCATGACTAGGCTCTGTTACTGTAATCGTTGTGCTGCCAGATGTAATATTAAAAGGATTACCAGACAACAAACGATCTGTAGCTGGTTCTGTTCTAGCTGGTTTTGCCATTGGTAAACCTTGTGGATCAGCTCCATGCGCTTTTGGCTCTAATTGTGGTTGCTTTGGTTCAAACTCAGAAATATGTACTTTAGAACCATTCCATTCTGTTACCATTTCTTTGTATGGAAATTCCATTCCTGATCTATCAGATATAAATTTAGCGAATTTACCTTTTGCAAAATTAGACATTTGGATAATAAGTTTTCGGGGTTATGTAAGAACTTGATGATGAACCATCTTCAGCTAAAGCTCTTTGTAATTCATCTTCATAATACAGTTTCATTTGTTGTGATAATTCAGGTTTAAATTTTTGTGATAAATAATAAGCTAAACCTGATGCCATACATGGTACAAATCTATATGGAACATCTGTTGCGTTAGTATAATCGCCAACATCTTGTATTCTTTTTACATAATAATAATTAATTGTATTACCAGCTTCTGATGAACCTGGTGTTAAATACAAAGTGATTGTAACTTTGTCTATAAATCTTTGTACAAAATATTGTGAAGGTGTGCCTGTTGATGTTTTATTTGATAAAGCTTGATATGTAGATCTGTTAATTTTTGTAAGAGGAGAATCAACACTTGAAGAATTTCTGTAAACAGCTTCTAACACATCGTCAACACCATACACAGCTGTGGTGCTAGAAGTGCCATCACCTGTTGATCTAAACATCGTATATTCTGCTTGGTCTGCAACTAGTGTGATAGAATTATTAGCTACTTCCCAATAGTGAAGTCCTCTATTACCCCACTCTTGAAACATAATATTAAGAGATCGTCTTGCTTGTTTTAACTGATTACCAGAAACACCTTGCAAACCTATTCTCTCATATGCTTCTTCAATTATCTCGTCGATAGCAAATGTTTTATCAAAAGTTGTTGTACCCGAAGTAGTGTTAGCCATCTAACCTCCTACTTGTCTATTAAAAACGTCGCTGCTGCAATGTTTGTAATAGTAGAAACTTTCATTCCACCTGGGAAAACCACGCCATCTTCTGGAATGTTAAATGCAAAAACATCTCCTGTTGGACAGTCTCCTTGGAATAAAGTTGTACTATCAGTGTTGTCTTGTAAAATTATAGTTCCAGCGCCACCACCATCAGAAGCTAAGATCATTCCTCTTAATCTTGTTCTTCCCGCGAACACTGCACCAGTTCCTGTAACTCTTATTGCTTTTACATCACTTTTCATTTTTTATCTCCTTATTGGTCTTGGTGGGTATCAAGATCAAAAAGTCTCGAAGTTTCCCACCAAGATAATTAACCATTACGATGCAAATAAAAATGCACCTGTAGTAGCGTCAGCCGCACCACCCATTTTTGAAGCAATGTGGTATGTGCCATCTTCATAACAAACAAAAGCAATCATGCTTCCAGTTGTAAAAAGATTTGTTGCTGCGTTAGCAGGAGTGAAAGTTAATAAAGTTTCACTAGCTGCTGAGGTATCAAAAGTTACTTCTGATGAACCTCTTGACTCAATTACAGATCCTGTTGCAAAAACATCTGATCCAGCACAGTCAAAACTTAAAGTTGCAGTTCCGCCTGTTGTATCTTTAGCTTGTGCGTAAACAACAACTGTTCCAGCTGTCGCTGCAGGTAAAGTAGCTGCACAAGCTGCTGCGCCTGTGTAGTCTATTACTGAGATAGTGTCTGCTGCTAAAGTTAGAGTAGAAGCTGTTGCTACATCTGATACTGATAAACCAGTTAAGTCAGGCATGCCTGAACTCATTCTAGTTGTTACTGCTCCAGTAGACGTGTTTTTAGTCGCTACTTGAAAGCCTTTTTCGGATCGTACCGGTCCGTTAAACGTTGTACTTGCCATAATTATATCCTCCTAGTTTTCCGAATACTGTCTCTAGGCCGTCGACTATACGCGTCAGTATTCTAATTAATTGTATAGTAAGAATTTTATATATTAGTTTTTTATGAAGTGCAAGAGATCCTGTAGTGAAGTTACGTATTTCAACGATGTAGCTTTTGTTTACGTAGCTACTGAAACGCTGGGTGTAGCATCTTCGATCTTACTAGAAAGACTAGCTATTTTAGCTTCCTCTTCCTTGATTTGATTAACAACTTCTCTAATTTTTTTGTCAATCCGGACCATATCCAGAGTATATCTCTGATTATCCCGTTGCTCCACCGCCCACTCTGTTTCGAGACCCCTCTTCGCTTTGTATAGATCTCTGATGTGCGTTTGCATCTATAACCTCCTCATAGGTTACCCATATTTTGGATTTACTAATAAATCCATCTTTCTCCCATTTTATATCATTTTTTCCTAGCTTGTCAACTAGTGCATTTTCAAAGGCTTTACTATTGTCCTCTGACTCTACTTCAAAGTCAGCATAGTAGCCATATGCTCTGATTTGTACACGGAAGTTTTTCATGGTTGCCATATCTTTCTATCATAAAAAAAGGGGACCTA